AGAAGCCTTCAAACTTACGTGTTGAGAGATATGTGCTTGTAGATTTGCGTACACCATTGGATTAATTTGCACCATTCTTGTAGCCATGAACGCTCTATGAGCGTTTATATGTGCATCGTGGTCTTGTTCAGGGAAAGCTTGTGGAATTTTCATTTGCATTGACTCTAAATTTTCTATTGCTGGGTCTTTCGGCACTGGAACCTCGTCCGGTCTTAGTAAACTATCAATATCTTTCGTACCTAAAGCCTCATAAACTCTTCTGTATGCCTCTCTGATGTTGTGAATTCCAGGATTTGACGTTGCGATCTTTAAATTTTCATTTGCAAGCGTAACTCTTTGCGCCATTGAGTAAATATTTGGGTCTGCAACCGGTATTACGTCGACTCTTTCATCGAAATCTTGCACTTTGATCATACGATCTGCACCATAAACCGAATATGGATAGACTGGTGGTAGATAAACTGAAAAAATTTTACCTAAAAGTCTAAATTCTTTACGCATCGCGTAGTAACAACGTTTGTGAATTGCAGACATGACCCGTGAGCCGCGTTCCAAGAGTGCAATCGTACTGCCTACTGCACGATTTTGAGCATCGTTTCCAATAGACATGTCTGTAATAGCCGCGAATCTCTGACCAGCTTGCACGACGAAACCTAATAATTGGTATAATGTACCGCTTGGTTCTTTAAAAGGTAGAATTTGAAACTGATCTTTTATGTTTCCGCCAGGTGCATCAACGTCTCTGAACTCACCGGGCTGAAATGGTTGGTCATCATCTCTGATTCTGATACCACGGCTCTTGAACCCTGCTGGTAAATTGCTCAAAGTCCCCGCATCAAGCAACTGTCTTAAAGCTTGTGTAGCTGTTCTAGATAATCCACCGATCATGTGTATTAAACCAAAGCCGTAGAAACCTAATCCTGGTAAAAATTTATAGTGAACAAAATATTCTTTACGTTTTTTTGTTTCGTCATCAATATCGTAGTTTCTGTAAATGGATAAAATTTCACCTGAGCCTTCATCTATAGTTACAATGTAAGGAACTTTAATATCTTTCTCTGGGCTCTCTGATGTATATTCATTTAAATTTAAATCAACATGCATTTCTAAAATATTAAATCCATATTGTTTGTCACCTGAAGGTGTTACACCTTCTAATTCTTGATATTTTTTTTCTATATCTGTCATACCTGTTTGAACAGGTTTTAATTCTACGTCTCTGTAGAAGCCAGACTTCTGCTGTTTGATAATATCATTCTCACTCATTCTAACAACGTGAGTAATTCTTTCACATTCTAATAAATCCGTTGCATAATATGGTACGACTAAATCTTCTGCTGGTACAAATTTTGCAACAGCCCTTTGCATTATTTCATCGAAGTAAATTTTTTTAAATGCAGATCCTGCTAATGGTAAATAGAATAACATTTGATCCATGTCTGGTGTGTACTCTTCCATTTTTTCTAATAACATGTAATTAAAAAATTCTTGTACTCTTGTTGCTTGATTAACTTTTTCATCGCTTTGAGCGCCAACTACTTGTGCTCTTACCGGACCATCAGATGGTATTAATTCTTTGTACGCTTGTGCTTGAAATTGTGTTACAGCTTCCGCCAACAAGGGGTGAGTAACAGAAGCTGAACCTTTGAAAGGTCTAGTCATCTCGGTATATTTAAAACCTAATAAGTCTAAACCTTTTGTGTAACCAGTTTCCCAATCTTTTCTGGAAACTTTATCTCTTTTATATTCTTGAACTAACTCGCTAGACATTCTTCCTAAAACTTCATCGGAAAGTTTCAGTGCAATGTTTTCATAGAACTCATCGATTATTTCTGCTCTATCACGAATCTTTTCTGCTTCAGATGATTCGCCTTCAAGCTCAATATCTACATCTTCGTTTGGAGTTTCTAATTCCAAATCCTCTTTAATTTTTTCAACTTCTGCCATTACATCATTTTAGTTGGTTTTACTCTAGCTAGTCTTCCGCCTCTGGCTTTGATCATCTTACCTTTTTTTGCACCCATACCAGGTCCAAAAGGATCAATACCAAAAGTTTGTCCTGTTATATTTCCTCTAGGTCTTAATGGATTTCCACCTTTAATACCTCTTTTTTTTATAAAAGCAGGAACTCTTTGCTCATTCATTTTTGTTGCAAACATAGGTTTTGCTTCCATAGCACTTTTTTTGATAGCTCTGTTTTCGGCCATCTTACTTAAACCCATTTTTGCACCCACGCCAAGTAAACCCAAAGCAGCGATTCTTTTTAGCTTACGCTTTGTTTTTTTGTTCATATCTTCTCCTAATAGTATACGTATTTTCTATTTTTGTATTTTGTAACTTCATCTTCATCTGAATAAGTCGAAACAAAATATCCTTGCCGGTATCTTAACATAGCCTGTGTAGTACTATCAACATAATCGTCGTGTTCTCCATGAGGAAATGCTGCACATTCTTCAATAACTTCTTCAGCAAATTTTTCATCTCTAGGATAATAGACTTGTCCAGACTCAAAAATAGGAGCAACAGCGTTGACCCGTGAATGTTTGTCTTTTCCCCGTCCGGGTGTAAAGTCCATGACTGGAATACCCATTCTTCTAAACTCTTGTAACAAAGGCTGTCCGGATGCTTTTGCTTCTATAATTGTAGTTTCTGGTTGCCAATATTTATATTGCTCTAATGCAACTGCTTTTAACTCTGGAAAATCAAATCTTCCTCGAATTGCATCTATTAACATAATAGCATCTGCAGCTCCGTCTTCAGGTTTAAATATTCCCCAAGTTGTAATTGCTGAGTAGTCAGCTGTTTCTTTTTTTGAAAAAGCAGTATCGTAGGATTGTATTACATGTTTTAACATTGGCATGTCATGAGGCCATGGAATCCACCAATCTCTTTTAATAATTGCTCCCTCTTCAGATGAAGGCTCTTGCATATATTGTGCCGACCAGTTTCTTACAGACAAAGAAGCTTTAACTTTTTCTAATTCTTCTATGTTCCAATATTCTGGCCAAACTGGATTACCACTAGGTAAAATTGCAGGGAAAGAAATTTTTTGCCATTTGTCTGCTTTAGGTTCAGACTCTGATTTTATTAATCGACCTGTTAAATCATCTTGTGCCCATCTCGTCATTACCAATACGATTGAGCCTCCTGGTTGTAAACGTTGTCTTGGTCCAGAGAGATACCAATCAAAAGTTCTCTCCATTGCAGAATCAGATAAAGAATCTTGTTCCGTGTGTGGGTCATCAATAATCAAAAGATCCGCCCCTCGTCCTGTGATAGAACCGCCTACTCCCGCTGCATAATATTCCCCACCTTGATTGGTCTCCCAACGTCCTTTTGCTTTTGAGTCTTCTCTCAGTTTAACATCCCCAAAGATTTCTTTAAACTCTGCACTATCAATTAAATTTCTTACCTTAGCTCCAAATCTAGCTGAGAGCTCTGCATTGTGAGAGACTTGCATTAATTTCATTTTTGGATTTTTACCTATCATCCAAGCTGGAAAGTATACAGAAGCAAACTCAGATTTAGTGTGTCTTGGTGGCATATTAACAATTAATCTGCCTTTTTTATTTTGTGCTATTGATGTAAATTCATGTGCGATATGTTGATGGTGGCCCCATCTATTCGGGTCCTTATCTGTTCTACAAATAAACTCAGGCCAAACATTCATTACAAAATATAGGAAGTTGTCCTGACATAGTTTAATATGTTCTATCCAGGTTCTCTCTACCTTCAATCGTAATTGATCTGTTGTTAATAAATTTGTGTCAGACATGAGTTTTATATCCTATTGGGTCCCCATTTAGTTTCACACTACACTACATGTATCTATGTTGCAAGATTTAGTCAAAGTCTTAGTAACATGTAAATCTTTTGTCAAAAAAAAATTTTGACAAAAAAGCAAAAAACAAAAGTTTTTTGAGACCCCTATCGTGTAGCGGGGGCGTTAGCCCCCGCGTGTTTGTTATTTTTTCTTAAAGTATTTTTTAACTTGCGCGTCAACGCGTTGAATATTAGCGTTTTCTTGCGCGATCCTATAAGTATCAAGTTTAAAGGGCTTGATACCCGTCAGGGTCTTAACCCCTCTTTTAGAGGGGTTAAGGTCTTTTAATTTATTCTTCTTCACGTTTTGCCTTAACTGTTATCGCGTCAACTGGTTTATTCTTAAACTTAGCGTATAGATCAGCGTGAGTATTTTTAAACGCTTTACTGTCAAAAATAACTTTTTTATTATTGACAACCTCAAGCCACGTCTTAACGCCCTTCCAACTGAACGACTTAGCCAATGGTTTAATAAAAGTTTTTTTATCGTCTTTAACCTTTACACAACCCAGATTAATCAAAATCTGTTCCTGTAATAAGTCTGTTCGTTCTTTTAAGTCTTTACTTGCCTGTTTATGTTCTGCAAGTTTAAAGACCATTTCATTTACAGTCATTTTTCCTAATGACTTATCTC